GCAGATCCTCGCGCCGATCAGTCAGGGTCTGTTGCAGGCCGGTAAGCCGGAACTGTTCAACGCGCTCTTAGAGGACTGGGGCAAGGCGATGAACACCGATGTGTCGCGGTACATGGTTCCGCCGCCACCTCCCCCACCCCCAGGCCCGCCCCCCGAAGGACCGCCCAATGGAAATCCCGGTTGAAGTGAAGCGCGCTGGCGCAGAAGCCATCGCAGCGTATAAGCGTGCCCTGCCCTACGGTGAGAAGTGGGCCGCAATGGTCGCCACTCAGACACCCCCGGGAACGTCCGGCACTGACCGTGCGTTCATGGAGGGCCGCATGAACAACCAGCAGCTGGACGACATGCCCGTCCGACAGGCCAAGTACGTGGCCGCGGAAGCCAAGAGCGCCGGGATCAACATCTCGGGCAAGCACTACGTGGGAGGGCTGGCTGACAAGCGAGGCTGGCGCGATCCCGAAGCGTGGGTTTCCAACAATGACGATGTCCTCAAAGTCGCCCACAAGCGGCGATTGGCCGTGAGCGGAACGGTGAACTACGACCCGGGCGTGGCCGATCCCAAGCGGAAGCTTATCAGCGAGACGATTGTGCGAGAGGAAGTTGCGAAAGCCAAGAAGCTGAACCCATCCGCAAAGAACTCGGACCTCCGCGAGCAAGTGATTGCCAAGCACGCCTATCGGGCCAAGGGGCGCGGCGTATGAGCTACATCAAATACTCGCAGCTTCGACGCGGTACGGCTGCGGAATGGTCGGCAGCGAATCCGATCCTTCTTGCGGGCGAGGTGGGCTATGAGCGAGATGTCCCGCTTACCACGGAACCATCGGCAGACACGTACGACTACACAGACCCAGCGTTCGGCTCGGGCGCGATCAAGATCGGGGACGGTGTGACGCGGTGGAACGATTTGCCGTATCTGCTGTCTGCGTTGCGGTTCTCGTTGCCGTCGTCTAGCGATGTGGAGATGACAGACATCAGAACAGGTGATGTGCTGCGGTGGTCTAGCGGCAAGTGGCGCAATTACTCGGAGACACAACTTTTCGACGGGGGGAATTTTTAAATGGCTACATTACGGATCAAGCGACGGGCGAGCGGGGGAGGTGCGGGGGCACCCAGCAGTCTGGCCAACGCAGAGTTGGCATTCAATGAGCAGTCGAACATTCTTTACTACGGGACTGGCACGGGCGGCGCGGGCGGGTTGGCCACTAGCGTTATCGCCATCGGTGGATCCGGCGCGTTTGCCACGCCCAGCTACGTGGACTCTGCGCTGTCGTCTGGCGTGTCGTCCGCAGTGGCGTCACAGCTGACGAACTACGCTGCCTTGGCTGGTGCGTCCTTCACTGGCAACGTAACGGTCGCTGGCAATCTGACCGTCAACGGGACGACGACCACCATCAACAGCACAACGGTCAGCGTGGATGACATCAACGTCGTTCTTGGCGATACCGCCTCTCCTTCAGACGCCACATCAGACGGCGGTGGCATTACGCTCAAGGGGAACAGTGACAAGACACTGAATTGGGTCAGCGCCACTTCCGCCTGGACAAGCAACCAAGACTTCAACCTGCTGACTGGCAAGGTGTATGAGATCAACGGATCGACCGTCCTCTCGGCCACCACGCTCGGCTCGGGAGTCACAAGCTCCAGCCTGACGAGCGTTGGCACGCTTTCCACGGGTGTCTGGCAGGGCACCGCGGTAGCCGTTGGCTATGGCGGCACGGGCCTGACCGCAGCCGTTAACGGACTTCTCAAAGGAAATGGCTCCGCGTATTCCGTAGCGTCTGCTGGAACTGATTACCTCGCGCCCGCATCGGACATCGATGGAGGCACGTTCTAGTTGGCTACCGTTCGGATCCTCCGATCAACGACGGCCTCTGCGGTGCCGTCTTCGCTCGTCTCTGGGCAGATCGCCATCAATGAGGCAGACGGCAAGCTGTTCTATCGCAACGGCTCGGGGGTCGTCACGCAGCTGGCTACCGGAGGCGGCGGTGGCACTGAGCTATTCACCTATGCCACCACGGCCAACTTCCCGGGCACCGGGGCCACTACAGCCTTATACCTGAGCATCGCGTCCGGCCGCGTCTATCAATGGAACGGCAGCGTCTACTCTGAAGTGGGTCCGGTTGGTGGTGGCGGCTCTGGCCTCTCTTGGTCAAGCGTGCCAGCGTCAGCGACTGCGACAGGGACGGCGGGGAGTATCGCGTATGACGGCTCGTTTTTCTACATCGCAACAGCAACGAACACATGGGCGAGGGCTTCTCTTTTGTGGCCGGAACCCGACGCTGCCGCATTCATTTCCGCCGCAGGAATCACTGACGCAACGCAAATATCTGCTATCCAATCGCTCGTTGTAGGTCTCAAGTCTGCGGGCGTCTGGTCAAAAATGCGCGCGATTTACCCGTTCATCGGCGGCACGGCATCGACTCACAAATGGAACCTCAAAGACCCGCGAGACTTGGACGCCGCCTATCGACTGGCGTTTTCAGGCAACTGGACGCACTCCGCAACGGGGGCCACTCCAGATGGCAGCACGGCATATGCCAATACGTTCGCCGTGCCATCCACGTTTTTTAGCGACTACACAGGCGCATACGGCCTGTATCTGCGCACAAACCCAGCATCTTCGACTGGGTATCGGGTGGACATGGGCGCTCAGTTTTACTCCGACCCAACGAGCAACCGATTTCTCCAGCATATTGGATCAACCGACGGCAATTCGTACTACGACTGGCGGAATCGCGTAACAGTTGCCACGTCGACCGTCGGTAGTGTAACTGGGTTCCATGTCGTCTCGCGGACAAGCACTTCGCTGATGACGGTCTACCGAAACGGCAATTCAGTGGCGTCCGGGGCATCGTCGGACATCACCACCGACCTACCAAACCGCCCGCTCTACATAGGCGCACAGAACCATACCGATGGCCCAAACTTGCACTCAAACCGCGAGCAGTCATTTGTGTTCCTGTCGGAATCTCTGTCTGGCTCGGAAGTAACTGCCGTCAATTCCGCCGTGCAGGCGTTCCAGACAACTCTCAGTAGGAGCGTCTAGTGAGGGACTCCATCTTCCTCGCCGCTCTCCTCACGTTCTCGCTCGCAGCGGGCGTGACGGCGGCACGCACTACGGCGGCGTTCATGCGATGGGCTGTCCAGCGAACACTAGCAGTGGAGTGGTGACATGAGCATAACCTTCCCAGCATCGCCAACGTCCGGCCAAACTGCCGCGGTCAACGGCCGTACCTACTCTTGGGACGGCTACGCATGGAACTTGGTGGCTAACGTCCCTGGCCACGCCGCGAGCCATGCCGCAGGCGGAAGCGACCCTCTGACAATCGTACATGAGTATGACACGCCCGCCAGTTTCCCCGGCACCGGCTCCAGCGCCGCCATATACATTGCAACGGATACAAGCCAGACTTATCGCTGGACTGGCAGTCAATACATGGAGACAGGCCCGCTTGGCAGCACCGTCTCCTTAACCTCGGCCTCTGATCTGAGCAACGGCACGCTGGCCGATGCGCGGTTGAGCGGCAACGTCACGCGGAATGAGAACCTGCGATGGGCGATGCAGACGACCAATACATCCATTGATTGGCTACCACGCGGGCATGGAGTTATCGGTAGCGCGGCTGCTGCATCTACCGGATTAATCTTAGCTTTTTTCACCGCCCCCTATTCTTTCACAGCCACTACGTTGACTTTCTGCACTGGAGGCACCGCTACGGCTGGTCTTTCACTGTGCCGGTTTGGTTTGTTTACCGTTTCAGAAACGATCACCGATGGTGCCACTGCCACTACGCCTGTTGTTACGTTGGTTGCTCGCACTGCCAATGACACAACAATTGGCAATATCACAAACACGCTGTATTCGCGCACCTTTGCTTCTGACGGCCTGCCAAATTCGTATAACCTAGTCGGCGGCACTCGCTACGCGGCTGGCCTTATGATTGTCGGCACTACTCCGGGCACTTGGCAGTGCGCCACGTTAAGTACCGGCGTAATCATGCGACTGCCCCCTATGGTTGCGGGGGTCGTAGGTTCTCTTAATGATCTGCCAACGGCACCGACAAGCGTCTCCAGCGGAACTTTTGTGCTTTACGGGAGAATTTCATGATTACCACTTATCTCGGCGTGATCGACAATGCCTATTAATTTTCCAATAACTCCAACGCTCAACCAGACATCGGTGCAAAACGGACGCACTTTTGTCTGGAGCGGTACGGCGTGGAACTTTGTGAACAACATTATCGGCCACGGCGGCTCGCACGCCGCGAACGGCACAGACGCCGTATTGTTGTCCGCCGCCCAGATAACATCCGGCACGCTCAATGAATCTAGGCTTCCTGCGTCTGCCGTGCTGGCGAGCAGTTTACTGGCATCTGTGAATTCGTCTACCGCAGTCATCGACACAATCCCGCGAAACATCCAAAACACAGCTATCACTTTGACTAGTGGCAGTATGGTTCTGACGTTTTTCACGCCACTAGTGACGCGGACAATCACTCAAATCACGGCAGGCTCCGGCAGCGTTGCAGGGGCAGGGCTGACGCTCGCGAGGCTTGGGCTATACACCTGGGACGAAACGAACGCCACGCTGGTGGCCGCAGTGGCGAGCGACACCACGCTTTTTACTGCCGCCAACACAGTTTATACGCGATCTCTGTCTACGGGCGGTGGCCTGCCGTCCAGCTACACGCTAACCGCTGGGACTCGGTATGGGTTTGCGGTGTTAGTCACCGGAACAACCATGCCGTCCCTCATCGGTTTGAATAGCTCGGGCTTTAACTTTGCAACTATATCGCCGCGCACAAATGGACAGCGGCCATCTCTGACAGACCTATCGACCTCTTTTGGGGTGGGGAATATATCCGTGACTACGAATTTGTTTTGCGCGAGGTTCTCATGACGACCACATACATCGGCGTGATTGACGGCATGCACACATGGGAGGTTCGCGACGAGAGCGGCACCTTGGTCGGCATGAACCAGCAGGCCGTGGACGACTCTGTACCGGCGAGCGTCTCCGCTCGCCAGATACGCCTATGGCTGCTGCGTCAGGGCATTAGCCTCGCACAGGTCGATGCGGCCATCGACGCCATCCCCGACCAGCTACAGCGAGACTCAGTGCGGGTGGAGTGGGACTACGCGCCTTACATAGAGCGGTCACACCCCATGCTGCCACCAATTGCCCAGGCTCTGGGGCTAACCGACATCGACGCGGCTTTTCGGGAGGCGGCGACGATCTAGAGGGGACAATAGTCTTTAGGCCCACTTTCGCAGGTTTTCCATGCCCCCTCCACGCCTCAAACGCAGTAATACCTCCGGTACTGTCCCTGCGTCATTAGAGGACGGGGAGATCGCCATCAACCAGGCGGATGGCCGGCTGTACCATCGCACTGTCGCTGGCGGCGTGTCATCTTTCACAGCCGCTCCAAGCGATGGGAGCATAACGACTGTATCGATAGTAGACGGCAGCATCACCACGGCGAAGATTGCGAACTCGGCTGTCACGTATGCCCAAGTCCAGAACGTGTCTGCGACCGACAGGCTGCTTGGTCGCTCCTCCTCTGGGGCTGGTGTTGTCCAAGAAATTATCTGCACAGCTTTTGCTAGAAGCATCTTGGATGATGTAGACGCTGCGGCAGGCAGGGCCACACTGGGGCTTGGCACTGCTGCCACGGCTGCAAGCACTAGCTTTGCGGCTAGCTCCCACACACACGGGGCCAGCGAGATCGTCTCTGGCACCCTCGCAGACGCCCGCCTTTCTACCAATGTAGTGCTTACTGGCGACTCACGCCTGACAAACGCTCGCACGCCAACCGCACATAGCAGCACCCACGCCGCTGGGGGAACAGACCCGTTGGCTCTGGCCATATCGCAGGTGACGAATCTGCAGACCACGCTGGACGGCAAGCAGGCGTCGGGTTCCTACGCCCCTGCCACGCACACCCACACAGCCGCCCAAGTGTCCGGGCTCGCGGCCGTTGCGACGAGCGGCTCCTACGTAGACCTAACCAACAAGCCTGCGATCCCTGCTGCCACCACCAGCGCTACGGACTTGGTATCTGGCACGCTTGCGGATGCTCGCCTGACGGCCAACGTAGTCCTGACGACAGACTCCCGCCTGACTAATGCCCGCACACCAACCGCCCATACGCACGGCAACCTGACCAACGCTGGGGCTATCGGGACAACGTCAGGCGTGCCAATCATTACGACCACCTCTGGCGTTCTGGCTGCTGGCACATTCGGCACCGCAGCCGGGAGCTTTTGCCAAGGGAACGACTCTCGCCTGTCCGATGCCCGTGCGCCTACCACACACAACCACACTGCCTCACAGATCACAGACTTCGCCACGCAATCAGCTTTGTATGGCCCAGTGACCAGCGTCAACGGCCAAGCGGGGGCTGTAACCGTCTCCGGTGTCACTGACGGCGACAAGGGTGACATCACTGTCTCGGGCACCGGGGCGACATGGACGATTGACAATAGCGCCGTCACATACGCCAAGCTCCAGAACGTCTCTGCGACCGACCGGCTCTTGGGCCGCTCCTCTGCGGGGGCCGGTGTGGTGCAAGAGATAGCCTGCACAGCATTTGCCCGTAGTCTCTTGGATGATACAGACGCAGCAACCAGTCGAACAACCTTGGGGCTGGCCACTGTTGCAGCGACGGGCTCCTATGTCGATCTCTCCAACAAGCCTACTATCCCGGCAGCTACTACCAGTGCCACAGACTTGGTGTCTGGAACCTTGGCCGATGCTCGCCTGACGGCTAACGTGGTGCTTACAGGCGATGCGCGGCTTGCCAATGCCCGCACTCCAACCACTCACAAGGCGAGCCATGCAGTCGGCGGCGTGGATGCTTTGTCCCCCGCGGACATCGGCGCTGTCCCCTCGTCCGGCGGAACACTCACTGGCACTCTTACGCACGCCGCGGCGCAGACGTTTGTCTCTGCAGGTGGGTCTGCCGCGAGCCCGGCGTACTCGTTTACGGGTGATACCAACACCGGGATGTTTTCTTCTGCCGCCGACACACTTGGTCTGTCCACTGGTGAAGTGCAGCGGCTGCAGATCGATGCCAATGGGAATGTGGGCATCGGCAACAACGCATTGAGTAACGTCCGCCTGACCGTGGCCTCCACGCTGACGAACGTGACCGGGTTCGGCATGCAGTGCAACACCGTCTCTGCAGCAACGAGCAATGGGGCCTATAGCGTATTTGGATCGCAAGCACAGGTAACCCACAACATCACTGCCGGTCTATCGAATACCGGCGTCTCCCGCGCGATGTTTGTGTCTTGTGCCCGCAACAACGGGTTTTCGACAGACGCGGGGAGTCTAGGGTTTATACGCGGAATGGAGTTTCAATACGGCCACGGCAACACAAATGCTGCGATAAGCCCCACAACGACACAGGTAATCGGACTGCAAATGGTGCCGCTGTTGGGCCCCGGAACGATGACAGAACTCTATGACATCTTTGTTGGCGCGCCCGCGCACGGCACAGGCACCATCGGAAATCATTTCTCCATATTCCAAGCAGCGGCGACCGCCAAGAACTATTTCGCTGGTCACGTTGGCATCGGGACGACCACGCCCGCAACCAAGCTGGATGTCTCTGGTTCTATCCGCGCTTCGTCAGGCATCTTGTTCGGCGCTGACACGGCTGCGGCTAACACGCTGTCGGACTACGAAGAGGGCACGTGGACTCCGGCGTTCACTACCGGCTTTTCGTCCGTGACCGTAACTGAGGCCCTCGGCCGGTACATCAAAATAGGCAAGACAGTCACCGCTCATCTTCGGCTCAGCGTGAGCGCGTTCACGGGCAACGGAATGCCTGTTGGTGTTTCGCTGCCGTTCACTGCGGCGACTTCGACCTTTGGCGGTGGATTCGTTCACTCCAGCAATGCCTTTCTCGCCACCGCCACGGCCCCGCCCATGGTAGGTGGGCCGGATTCGGGATCGTCCGGCGCTGTTTTAAGCAAGGCGATTGGTGAAGGGTTCACGGCTAGCGATTTCAAAACTCCAAGCTGGACGATAGGGCTCACAGTTCTTTACACGGCAGGGTAACTATGGCACTTACGCAAAGTTCAGAAGTAGACCGGGTGGAAGTGGTGGGCGTGTATCGCTCCGTCCAAGTGCGAGAGTCCATCATCGTCCGCGACGGTGACAAGGAGATTGCAAGCAACTTCCATCGCCACATCATCAATCCCGGTGATGATTACTCGGCCGAAACTCCGCTTGTCCGGGCCGTATGCGCGGCCGCGCATACTGAGGAAGTGGTTGCCGCATACCAAGCCAGCCTGGGCGAGCAGGCGTGACCGTGCTGGCAGACTGTTCTGAACCGAACGCCAGAACTGCTCCAGGCGTACCAAGACCGCACTTCCGGGGGCAAACACCAACAGCGCGTGTACGCCTAGCCGCCCTCGCAGGCCACTAGCCTATAGAGGAAAGCCCAGTCTTGGAGGGCCATTCCAACGCTGTCCGCTGCTGCCCCCCCGGAGCCTGAGCCTGACGTATGACTCTCCTGACTTACTACGACGCGGTCGAACATCTCATCACCAGCAGTTCGGGTGGCCCGCAGGATGCGGAGCAGACCGACATCCGCACATCCATCCAGCGCGCCTACAGCGAACTCTCAACGATCCGTGACTGGAACTACTACCAGACTCACGGCCGGATTCGGTTCTCCATCAACTGGTACGGCTCGGTTACCTACAGCCAAGACACAAGGTTCTTCGACCTGTCGTCTGGGGACGCATTCCCGACCAACTCGGTGCTGTCGCGCATGCGACTCAACAACACGGTCGCCAAGATCGCCACCCGCGTCAGCAGCACCCGACTGCTGTGCGACCCGATCCTGACTCCATCCAGCGATTTCCTCAATCCCACAGCAGCCACGCTGTACCAAGACACCTTCCCCCTGCCGTCCGACTTCCGGTCGCTGGACTCCCCAATCGACCATGTCGCTTGGACGCGGTTCATCTACGTGTCGGCCGACCAAGCGATGAAGCTGGAGAACGCTAACAACCTTGCAGGACCGCCGCATGCGTGGACGGTCATCAAGGATCCGCATGGCACTGGGTGGGCGATTAAGGTCGTTGGGTATCCGGTCGCCAACTCCAACTTGGACTTCACGTATCGCCGCCTGCCGCGCCGCCTGCGGATCTCGGGCCATGAGGCTAGCTCGCGTCAGGGCACGGTGACCATCGCTGGCACGGCCGTCACTGGCACGGGCACTGCCTTCACAGCCGCCATGGTTGGTTCGGTCATGCGAGTGGGCACCGCCACTGATTTCCCAGGCAGCGATGGATCGCTTCTCCCCTACCAAGGAGAGGCAGTTATCGCATCAGTCGCCAGCGCCACCTCTTGCACGTTGGCCACCTCCCTTACGGCAACGGGGGCGAAGTACCTCGTCACCGACATAGTGGACATGTCGCCTGGGATGAATAACGGATTCTTGTCCTGTGCTGCGTATTGGCTGGCCCGCACGCGCAACACCAAGCCGGACAACGCCTTCGCCATGTACCAGCGGGACTTGCGTCTGGCCATGGAGTCTGATGCCCTCACTCCGTTCCAGCAGCCGCAGCGAGTGATCTTCGATGCTATGGCGTGGAGGACGCCGCTGCAGGCCGACAACTTCGATGGAGGTAATCCATGATCGTCATCGACAAATGGGCTGGGCTGGTCACAAACGCCTCGCCGTATTCCATACCTCCCGGCTCAACGGTACAGCAAGTCAACCTGCAGTGCTTGGTGCCGGGGAAGCTCACTGTGCGCGCTGGCCTGTCGCCCATCACGTTTACTTCTGCCGACTCCACGGCATCTCCTGTTGTGTCAGCCTTCCGATACCAGAGCGGCACACAAGAGCATCTCGTCTACCAAGACTCGGCCGGACGCATCTACTCCTCCGTGAAGACAGGCAGCGCCTAATGACCTATCTGGCCCAGCGTCGATCCGGCCAAGTCGTCTCAATCTCAATAACCACTGGCGGTTCCGGGTACACCGCTCCACCTTCAGTGAGCTTTTCTGGCGGCGGCGGCACGGGCGCTGTCGGACTTGCCCACATGGCCGGTACGCAGGTTGAGTCTGTTGTTATCACCAATGGTGGAACAGGCTACACATCCGCCCCCACGGTCACTCTCTCTGGCAATGCCTTGGCGTCCGCGAGCGTCTACGCGGGATCTATCATCCCGGCGTCGTTTGTCCGCTCCCGCTTCAATGATCTGTACGTGTTCGATGGCATGGGCCGCGGCCTGCGCTGGGATGGCTCCGCAGGCACCATGCAGCCAATCGGGTTGCAGAAGCCCTACAAGGGACCGGCAGTCGCTATCGCAAGTTCATCAATGGCTGGCTATGTGGATGCGGTCAATGTCGTCAGCCCCGGCAACGGCTACTCGGTCGCTCCGACAGTCACGTTCTCTGGCGGCTCCCCAACCACCACTGCAGTGGCGCGTGCGGATGTCGCTGGCGGAAGGGTTGTCGGCATCACCATCTCGGAGCCTGGGGCGGGCTACACATCTGCTCCAGCCGTGTCCCTGAGCGTCAGCAATGCGGCTGGTGCGACGTTCTCTGTTGGCGTCTCTGGATCTGTGCAGGCCGTAACTGTGGTCAATGGCGGCACGGGCTATACCTCCACTCCCACGGTGGTGTTCTCCAGTGCGCAGGGTCTGACCGGCGCGAACGCTGTCGTCACCGTATCGGACACTGGCGTTATCTCGGCCGTAGACCTTCGCTCTGGCGGCAAGGGAGCGACTGGCGCTGTGACTGCTTCGCTGACTGGAGGCGGTGGTGCGGGTGCCGTCCTGTCTGTCGGCATGCAGTACGGGGTAGCGGCGGTGACGGTCACCAACGGCGGGACCGGCTTTCTCTCGCCGCCCACCATCTCATTTCAGCCCGACCCCACCGACGATACAGCCTCTGCAGCCGCGGCCACTGCGGCGGTGTCCGGCGGAAGCATAACGAAGGTATCTGTCTATGGCGCTGGCAGCTACGCCTTGCCGCCGACTGTGGCGCTTGGCGACTACAACGCCACTGCCACCGCGACTGTCTCCAACGTCCTGCGCGGCAAGTATAAGTGCGCGATCCGATACATCGACTCCACGCCAGAGAAGTTCCGCGGCCCGATCAGTTCTTCGATTTCGGAACTGGTTGAGGTTGACGTTCAAAACGGTGCGTCCTCTTTGACCTGGACGCTTGCGCACGCGGGGCTGGACGACCGTGTCACTGCCGTAGAGTTGTGGCGCACCACCTCCGACCAAAGCGTCCTGCTGTTCCGCGTGGCGAAGATCCTGCGGTCGGCCGGGAATTTTACTGGCACGTTCACCGATACGTTCACTGACGAGCAGCTGTCTGATGCGGAGCGCGATGGCTACGGCTTGCTGCCTGTGACGCTGCCTAGCGGCCAGCTGAACGCCCGCCGGTTTGGAGTGCCTCCCGGGAATTTCTCAGTGGCGTGCATGTTCCAAGACCGCTGCTGGCTGGCCGTGGATACGACCGGCGAGAAACCCAACAGCCTCTACTTCTCAGAGGTGGACGAGCCAGAATCCATCCCCTTGGAAAATGAGCTTGTTGTCCAGGAGAACGCTGGCGACTCCGATGCAGTGGTGGCCCTCATCCCTCTTGGCTCATTTCTAGTCGCCGCCCAGTCCCGGCACCTATACAAGCTGAACTACGTGGCCCAGCCAGTGCTGGATGCCAGCATCATGCTGGTGGCCTACCGCGGCGTGCTGAACAGCCGCTGCTGGGATGTGATGGGCGGCGTGGCTTTCATTGCGGATAGCTACGGGATGTACGTATTTGACGGCCAGGGCGACCAGCCTATCTCCGTGCCGGTGGACAACTACTGGCGTGACGGCATCATCGACTTCTCAAAGTCCGCGCTGTTTTTTGTGCGGGCCGACTTGGCCACCAAGGTTGTCCGATTCTTCTACTGCAACTCCACAGACTCCTCGCCCGCCCGCGCGCTGTGCTACTCGGTAACTACCAAGTCTTGGTGGGACGAGCAGTACGCAGTGCCACTGACTGCAGCGGCACCCTATGCAGTTGGCGGGCAGCAGGGGGTTGCGTACGCCGCGTCTGGCTTCGTACGCATGGCTGGTTACTCGGACAACGGCACGGCCATCCCGTACAGCTTCCGTTCCGGCAACATGGAGCTAGTGAATGAGGACAGCAGGCAGGCCGTGAGCGTACTGTACACGCCGACTACTGGCGATGCCCCGCTCTCGCTGTCTCGCTACTTCAACGGCTCCGATACCCCGCGTCCGAATGCCGTTGCCAGTGATCGGGGGGATGGGTTTGTCCCAGTCGTCCCGGGCGCGGAGTCCGTTTTGAACATGAAACGCACCCGCTCTACTCTCGGGGAGGCGAGCGGTGTTGCACGCGCCATGTTCAGCGGCGGCAATGAAGAGCGCTCTGCCGGTGCCGACAGGCATGTCGCCGTAGCGTTTGCCGGTACTCAGTCGTCGTCCGCGAACACTCCTTCCATACACACGGTCGTTGTGGAGGGTGCGAAGTAGTGTTTACGCAAAGCATGCCGCAACTGGCGCAGGCTCTGTCCGGCGCTCTCCCAGAGGCCGCGCTGCGGCAGCTGATGCAGGCTCTCGGTAACTGCCAGCAGCCGCTCTCGCACCGCGGTGCGGTCAATATCCAGCCCCCAAACACCACAGGCGCTGGTGGTCTGGCGCGGCCAGGAGTGTGGAGAACATCCGACTACCGCGATCTGCTGCCTACCGCTGGCCAAGACACGTTCATTGATGTCGCTGGTGACACTTACAACAACACCAACAACACCAACAACTACGACGGTCACCAGTTCAATTTCCCGATCAACCAAGACTTCAACTACAACAACTACTTCGGTGGCGACACGTTCAACGTCGCAGGCAACAGCACGTTTGAAAACACCACCATCAACAACACAACCACCGAGAACCTCAACACCACCAACCTTAATGTTGACTACATCAACAACACCTACGTTGGTCAAGCCGGTCGCGATGGCGCGAGCGGGCGTGACGGGCGCGATGGCATAACCACCATCCTTTTTGGCGGCGGTGGTTTCGTTCCGATGCAGTGGCCTTTCACTAACGGCCGCACGCGCATTCTGAAGAGCGTGATTGTTAACGGCACAGTAGGTGTGCCGCACGCGACCAACGCCTACGTGTTCGACAAAGCGGTGACGGTTGGCACCACGGACAGAAACAAGGAGTTTACGGTCACGGGAACCGTGGAAGTTCCGACTGTCGAAAGCGCAAGCCTCAGTGCCATCAGCGCCTCCGGTACGGTAACCCTGCCGACCGTCACGGGCGGTTCATTATCGGGTGCCACAGCGAGCGGCAACATTTCCTACGACACGTACCCGACCGCTACGTGCAGCACCATCACTGGCACGGTATCTCTTCCTACTGGCGGGTCGCTGTCAGGAGCGACGGCTGACGGCACCATTTCCTACGACACTTACCCAACAGCTACCTGTGGCACTGTGTCAGGAACCGTCTCGCTCCCAACCACCGGGGCACTCGCTGGCGCAACGGCCAGCGGCACAATCACGTACGACATATACCCGACCGTCAACGTGGGATCCGTGACTGGATTGTGCTCGGTGCCGACGACGGGATCTTTTACCGCAACGCCAGAGGGCATCAAAGCAGACGCTTCACTGGGTTCTCTGGCAGGAACGGTCACCATCCCGATTCCGACCGGAGGTTACTTGGACGCCTCCTGCAAGTTAGTGCTTACAACCACCAACCAGACCTACAACGTGACCTTCACGGGCACGCCCGGGGTGACCATTAGCTCGCAGGGAAGTGTTGCGGGCAGTGTTTTGCTGGGCGGTGAAACGAGCCGTAGCCTTACTATCTTTGGCCCATCCGTAACTCTGAACAAGTCCACCGCAACCGTCACGCCGACGTTCACGGTCGCAGGTGGTACGGTCGCCCTGTCTGGCTCCACATCTCGCGCGTTGTCAATCACAACGCCAACCATCTCGCTCACCAAGACAAATGCCACCGCCGCGTTTTCTGCTCCAGTTTCCGGTGGTGTTGTTTCGCTGACTGGCTCTACAGCCACCGCCGTCTCCATCACCACGCCCACCGTCACACTCACAAAGTCCTCCGGGTCCGCATCTGCCTCGCTCACGGTGAATGGCGGCACGTTCACTCCAACGAGCGGCAGCACCACATCGACAGTTACGGTCAGTGCTACTGGAGCCACCGTCACGCTAACGGCGGGCACCATTGATGTGCCCGCGTCCTTAAGTGGTTCAATAGCAGTCAAGGAGCCTACGGGCGAAGGGACTCTGAAGGACGACGAGGTGTCACTGGATGAAGAGCAGGAGACAAAGAAACTGGACATAACAGTAGTGCAAAAGGCAGACTTTCTCGTTTATTTGAGGCCGCGCATCTAATGGCGTGTCCATGTTGCGAGACAGGCCGGTGCTGCAATGGTGCCACTTGCACTGCTACGGGAGCCTCTCAGTGCGCTGCCACTTCCGGCACGTTTACAGCGGGCGGGAATTGCACGCAGTACGCATGCACCGCCCCCGTAAACCAGCCTTCAGTCTCCCCGCAATGCACTCTTGCGGATGCGTGCCAGTGCAGTAATGCAGGTAAGATTCTGCACGCCCCCTACACTACATGCAATTGTGTCACGCTGACTTCGGGCGGTGTCTTTAACGGCGGGTGCCCAAGCTACTACTGCAACGCATGCGACACCGCCACGGGTGTCTGCGTTCTCACCTGCCCTGCTCCTCGTTCCTGCTGTGCCGGAACGTGCTGTCCGCTGTCGCAGAGATGCGATAATGCCAGCGGGAACTGTGTGAACAAGTGTACGACCGGCGCGTTTTGCGCTGGCACGGGTTCGGCCTACGCCTGTTGCACATCTGGACAGAAGTGCTGCGGGTCATCTGGATGTCTTCCTGCATCGACCACCAGCTTCACCGTCGATGTCACCACAAACGAGTGGCTGAACACTGGCGTGACGCTTACGGCGGGTTCAGCCGTGGCGATCTCGGCCACGGCGAGTTGCGACCGCTGCGCTGCCGGGACAGTGGAGTGGGCGGGAGCCGGTTCGACTGCCACGCCCAATGGCGTGCCTGCTGCTGACTGCTCCAATTCGAACAGCGTGGTGTTTGCTATTTGCCACATGGCTCTCATTGGCAGGATTGGCCTAACAGGCACCCCCTTCTTGGTTGGCTCAAGTTACTCCGGGTCGCCTGGGGCGGGCCTGTTGTACCTGCGCCAGAACGATTCAAATACTGGAGACAACCGCGGAACTTTCACCGGTACCATCACACCGGACCCCTGCCCCGGCTACACGCCCGCAGCCATTGGTGATCCAATCGTTTACGCGGCCGGGGAGGAACCACCAAAATCGTTACCGGGGCCGGGGGCTGCGCTGAAATCCATCCTCCGCTTGGCCGGGATCGTCGCCTCCCCCACCTGCAGTTGTAACGCCAGAGCCGCACAGATGGACGTTTGGGGCGAATGGGAGTGCCTGCAACGCCTCCCAGAAATCACGGGCTGGCTCAAGGAAGAGGCCGAAAAGCGGGAATTGTGGTTCTTCCCACCGGCCGGGGTGGCTCTGATTCTGGCCGCGATTTCCCTGTCGGCACTGAAACGGCCGTTCCGGGGCACTAACAGGTAGGAGACTTTCATGGCATTTAACGGTTCCATCATCGCCCCTTATGGGGCCAACACGGCCAAGGAATACGCCACGGCTGTTGGTGGTCAGGTTGCTGGGGCACCAACCCAGTTTGGCCAGACGCTGGGCGGGATGTACGACTCCTACAACAAGGGGTATGGCACGTACAACCAAGGGCTTGCAAGCCTTGGAAACAGCTACGCCCAGAACTATGCCGCCATGGCTGGTGGTATCGGCGGCGTGGCCAACGCTCTTGGCAATACGTGGAACAACGCCCAGGCCAACAACCAAGCTGCTTCCGCTGCCGAGGCTGCGCGTCAGGCGGCAGTGTCGAATCTTGGCACAGCTGCCATGGCGAACTACGGCAACGTGGCTGGAATGAATGCGCAGGCGTGGGCGCAGAACCAGAACGGCTACCAGAAGTCTCTGTCCGACATGAATGTCGGCAACCAGAACGCTGTCAGCCAGCTGGGCATTGGTCGGTACAACGCTTTGGCTGGCCTGGGCAAGTCTGGCGCTGCGATGCAGGTCGGCCGCGATGTCTCCGCTTCCCTTCCCGGTCTGGCAGGCAATGCCACTGGTAGCTCTCCTGCTAGCGGTGGCGAAGGCTACAGCATGCTGGAAGGCTTGCGCGGCGACATCAACAACGGCGCTGAGCTAAACGCCTTGGCACGCACGCATGACGCTGACGTTGGCTCCCTCAATGCAGATCAAGCCCTCGCCCGCAACATGCCACGTACGATGGTGAGCGATGCCTATGGCGCACTGATGGACTTTAACCGGATGAATCTCGGCGCGTCATCCGGCGGCATGAATCAGTTCTATGACTTCGCGCGTGAGTCGCAGGAAAACAACAACCGCCCCGGCCAAGCGATCCCGACCGGCTCGCTCTTGGAAGCCTTGGCTGGTGGTTATTCCGATTCGGCCAATCGAATCGGGACCGTCCAGACGGATATGAACTCTGGCTGGTCGGACAACAAGGGCATGTACAACTCGTCCGTGGCCGGGGTGAACGATCTGTTCAACCGCTCCATTGGCAGCATTGGCGTGTTCCGCAACAAGTCCCAGATCCAGCAGGACGAGTGGGCCATGGAGGACGCGGCCCGTGAGCGCAGCAAGCGCGAGAGAGAGCGGGCGCTTGCCGAGGTTGCCAACTCTCCTTACGCCGGGGTTCAGCGTCGTCAGTCCACGTTCAGAAATTTCATGTAGAGGCGACTACTAACAGTGCCATCACCCTACTCCACCTATCCGCAAGGCCACCAGGACGTTTTCGCCTCGCTCCTCCAAGGGGCGCAGGCCAGCAACGACATGGACGCCGCCCGCCGCCAGTCGGAGCTTGGCAAGCAGAGTAAGGAGTTTGCCCAGAGGTATGCGCTGCAAGGCTTGCAGAACGACATCTCGGAGCAGGGGCAGCGAAACAACTTGATGCAGTCGCGAATGGATGGCGTCTTTGGGCCTGCTGGCAACATCTTGCGAGGGCTATTCAATTGATCCCACAGCAGCGGGTTAACGCCAACTTCAACAACGACTACGCCAGTGCGATCTCGCTGGGCGATCCGCGCCTGACGATGAAGCAGATGGACCGCGGCGGCATGTCTCGCGGCGCAGGGCAGATGAGCAACGCTGGCATGATGGGTGCGCAGAAGATGGCCCAAGGCATCGCGGAGGCGTACGGCACCAAGCAGAAGGCACAGGACTACAACAACGCCTACTCCATGCAGAACCAGCAGTCCGACGCTTCGCAGCAACAGTCGATTCAGTCTCTGCTGATGCAGCAGCAATACAACAACCAGATGGCCGCACAGCAGCGGCAGAACTCTGCGATGAACTTTGCGACTTCGATCCTTGGAGGCTTGCTTCAGTAATGGCACGCATTGACTTTGACCTAGACGATCTGACGCAGGCCGGACTGAAGCGACTGGTAAAGCAGCTGCTGTCCGCTAGCGACGAAGAGGAAAAGAAGATCATCGCCAAGCTGGGCAAGGGCGAGAAGTCCGACAAGCAGCCGAAGAACGACCTTGCCGATCTGGACGAAGAGATGCACGGCAAGCCCAACACCCCGATGGTCGAAGACGACGACGGGCCGAAGGACGGGGAAGAGATGCCTGACATTCCGAAGAAGGGGAAGAAGCGTGGCTAATTACGCAGATGAAGTTTTAGATAGCATTCGCGCGCTGATGCGCAACTCTGGCGTAGTCCTTCCTCCTCCCGGTGCGGCCCGCGCTGCGGCGAACGTAACTATTGACCCTGCCATTGCTGCCCGTGCAGCGCGGCAGGCTGCTCCCGACTTTAGCAACGTGCAAGGCATCCCTGACGCTGTCCTGCCGTTTACGGACCCAAGTGTTGCCGCACGGCTAGATGGCGCGATGCCTCCCGCTGGCCCCGACATGAATCTCGGCACGCCGCTTTTCGATCAGATGCACAAGAGCGCAGGAGCGTTCGACAACACGCTCCGCGGCCGGACGGCCAACCTTCGCAACCAGCCGTTCGCCAAGCCCGCGCAGGCTGCGATCAAGGACGCTAATGACAATGCCGCTAGGATGCGTGCCGCAATGGCCGCGTCTGCTGAGCGTGGCGAAGTTATGAAGGATGTTGGAACCATTGGTGGCATGGTCGCCGGGGCCGGTGCGCTGGGCGCTGGTGCCCTCGCCCTGACTTCACAAGGGTCTGCGCCGAAGACGCCTGCGGTCCAAGCTCAGCCATCCCCGGCTGCGCCACCCCCTCCACCGGCCGCGCCGCCACCGACCGCCAAGAAGCCGGTCGATCCAGTGTTTGAAGACAATGGTGCGTTGACCGATACGGGCGGCACGGCAGAGCTTGCCAACGAAGCGCGTCCCGTCCCTGCCGTTGCGGCGTCCACGGATCCGCGCGAGCAGGCTCAGGAACTAATGGCCAAGCTGAACCAGATGCGCCGTGCGGCGGGTGGCGAGGTTCCCGAGGCCGCGCAGATGATGTCTGAGATCAACCGGCTTTTGGCTCTCAGCAATCAGAGCCGTAACGCCATGACTCCGCAGCAGGCTCAAGGCTCCAAGGATCCGCTCGTCCAAGCTCAGGCTCTCATCGCCCAGCTGAACGAAATGCGCAAGAAGGCTGGCGGCGAAGTCCCGCAGGCTCAAAAGATCATGGCAGAAGTCCGCAGGCTTCAGGCCATTGGTGATCAGCAGCGCAACGCAGCCCAGACACGCTAGGAGTGACGATGGCCATTAATATGCAACCCAGCCAGCTGGACTCTCTCTTCGCAGCTGACACTCCGATCACGCCAGACCCGCCGGTTCGCACCACACCACCTGCTGCCAGCAGCGCGCGCGGATGGATAGTGCGTGGCAACGTGTCGCGAGACGAGATGATCAAGCGTCTGGTCGATGCGGGCATGACCCCCGCGGAAGCGGCCAAGATTGTGGACGGTGAACTGAACCGCAGCGGCGGGCGACCTCGCGCGATGTTCGACCAAGACAATACCACCGAGGGTAACGAAGCCCTGCGGCAGCGTGTTGTCACGTTGCGTGACACGGAACGTCGCCAAGGGATCTTTGAGGATAACTACAACGAGGCCACTGGTGCCCCGTCTAGGTCCGACATGGCACCGCCGCCAATGGATCCAGACCAAGTTCCTCTGACTGCCCAGCAGCTGCGTGAGATGGGCTACAACCCATACACGGAGCCTGGGGTCAACATGCCCGATGGCTCAAAGGCCGAGGGTCCGCAGCAGCTTATGAATGAGCGCGAGGCTGCGGCTTACAACGTCCGCACCCCCAATGGACCGGGGTGGTACAACCCATCCGGTCGCGACAAGGCCATGATGGCGCGCGGGTATGTGCCCGTCATGAATCAAGACGGCACGGTGTCCTACCGCTTGGGACCAGGCGGCGAGGTCGATGGCTTGCCGGGAACTCCCGGGCGCGGCGGGCGGCGCGAAGACCTAGAAGCCCAGATGCTGAAGGCGGATGGCACGCCCATGGTTGATGGGCAAGGCAACGCCATCCCGCGCTTCCGCGTAGCAAACATGTCTGGGCCGCTGTCCGAAAACAACTCGGTGTACGTGCAGTCCAACGAAGCCAAAGCCAAGCAGGCTGCGTACATGAAAGAGCGGCAGTTGTACCGCGATGCCGAGATCCAAGGGGTGTCACCGGCTGCGCTGATGGCTGCAAACCCTGGCGACTACGGCGACCTCACAGCTGGTGGCCAGCGAGATCGCGTTGCCGCGAGAGCAGCGAACGAAGGCGCACGGCAAGCAGCTGCCGACAAGCGCGAGGCCGCGTGGCGTTCGCAGATGATGCTGGCTGGTCGCAACCCAGCCAAGAATGCAGTCAACGCTTACAACGCGCTGAACGATCCAAACACCAACGACTGGCAACGGGCGGTGATGGCCAACGCGCTGCGGCCGGACATGGACAACACCACACCGCTGACCGTTGATGCGATGGGTGCGCAGAATGCCTTGCGGTTTCTAAACAGCACCAACTTGGGTGCAGCCGGACTGGGTGGAACCAATGCGTTGATGCAAGCGCAAGCAGACCAGCTGGCCCGAGACAAGGCGGTGGCTCGCGCGGATGCCTTAATCGCCAAGTACCCGAAGGGCTGGGACGGCATGTACAAAGCGGCGGATGTCAAAGCCGTGCGTGATGCGGTCGAACTTCAGCACCCGGGCATGGGCGATGCTGCGACGGCACACATTCGGGCTCGGCCAGCAGCTCAGCCTAGCTCTGGACCGCCTTCCCCGCCGCCAGCCCCCGGGCCAATGAACGGCCTGCCGCCCATTGGGAGGTAGCGTTGCCTCGTTCACCACTCTTTGACATCTATGATCCGTTTGGCGACCTTGCGAGACAAGCGCAGCAAGGCATTTTTCCAGGCGGCGACGAAGAGCTTGATCCTCTAGGCGTTGCCCCGCTTGGCACCCGCAAGCTGCAACTTGCGGATCTCATGCCCGAGGAGGAGAAGTCCAGTCTCCTGCACAACCTCGCCACCGCTGGTGGGTCTGGCCTGGCGGGCTTGGGGTGGATTCTAGATACCCCGGGCGCCATGGTGCGTGGCGGGTTGTCTGGCGGGCCGATGAAAGCACTGTCCGCTCTCTGGGACACCACCGACGAGCGTGTCGATGGCCGGGAACTTCTGCGGCAGTACGGCATGGTGGGCGAGGACGATACGTGGGGGAATTTCGCAGGCGGCTTGGCATCTGAAGTTTTTTTAGATCCTCTGACCTACGCCTCGCTTGGACTCAATCAGTTCCTTGGAAAGGGGGCGAAGACTGCTGCCGGTGCTGTGGCGCAGAAAGCCGGCCTGCTGGAAGACTTTGGAGTTTACGCCCGTAACACGCTTGGCAAGGGCGAGCGTGAAGCGATGCGCGAGGCGACTGCGCGCTCGCTCTTGGAGAGCATTCCGCAGGGGTCAGCGCGTGACGCTGCCATGCGTGACTTCTTGGCCGCTGGTGGCAAAGACGAATTACTAGACCAGCCGCTGGCCCGGATGAACCGCGTCAGCATTCCAGGGTTCACAACCGATGCCACCGACTTCTACGGCAAGTCTGTTGGCGACTGGGCCGCGAAGACAGGCGATGCTCTTGGCGAAGGGTTAATGACAAACCCCTACACTGGGCGCGTAGCCCGTGGGCTGCAGGCTGCGTTTGATCCTAACGTCCTTGGCTTTGTGGACCGGGACAAGCAGCTGGATGCCCAGACGATCATGGCGGCGCGTAGACAGCGCGGCCGAGCAGACCGGCTGGACTTGGCTGGCCTGCAGTACGACGCCAACAAAGAGCTTCGGGCGGCTGGTTCCACGCTGAACGACTCCGATCTGTCCGACGCCATGCGGCTCGTCTTTGAAGGCGGCGATGCTCCCGAAAACTTTAGAGATTACCTAGACCTCCCTGCCGTTAAGACGTTGATGGACTACGTTGGCGGTTATCGCGCCGAGGCTGTCAACCAAGCCGAGCGACTTGGTCTTCCTCTGAAGGAGTTCCAGTCGCGCACTGGTGGGGACTGGTTCCCACGCCAGCAGCTTGGCTTCGACAAGCCTCAGATGCCGCAATGGCCAGAAGGCACGGTTCCTCCCGAGAGGCTGAAGAAGCAATACTCCCAAGGCTCTAGGCCCGTCACGTTCGATGACAACCTCGCCCGTGGCCGCGACGAAGCATACGATGTGATGGGGCAGAGTGACACGCTCAATCGCATGTCCACGGACGCTGAGCTACAGCAGGCTCTGCGGGGTGCCAAGAACGAGGATGTGCGTGGCATCTTGGAGAGGTGGTTCCAAGACAACATCGCTCCTCGCAGGTCCGATCCAACCAACTGGCATGTCGATCCGGCGAGCGGCGAGTGGTCCCCGGCCGATGACTTCATTGAGGGAGTGGATGGAAACATCGTCCCGTCCCGAGCGTCCGGACCAAGCCATGATCTCTACGGCTGGATGGATGCCATGGACGATGAGGGGAACTACCTCTACGAGGCTCCACAGCTACCGGCCGATCATCCTCTCAGCAGGCAGGCGCGGGCGCTGCGTGAGCAAATGCAGAGGCAGACCGCGGCAGGGGAAACGGCCCGATATGTTTCCGTTGACGGCAAGACGGTGCGTCCTGGCAACGATGAGCTTGCGCAGCAGCTTGCAGAAGTGCTTGCCCAAGTCCCGGAGGCTCAGCGGGAAGCATGGCGCGACACCATGCACACCAAGCTGGCCGACTTTGTGCGCGGCATGGATCCGCAACACGCTGAGACTGGCCTGCCTATCTTCGGCCAGAACACGTTCAACGAGTTGGCTCGCTACGTTGTCGGCCGAGGGCGCAACGAAGTCAACGCCCAAGAGATGCTGAAGATCCTCAAGCGCCAAGTAGAGAACACGCCAGCAAATGCTGTGACGGGTGGTGTGAACTACGCACCGGCCGATGCGCTTAAAGCTCTTGGGTTGACCGGCGATACGGCACCGGAGGTGTTGCGCAAGACACTGGGCGTGGATAGCTTGGACAACGTCAGCTTCAACAAGAAGTACATCGATGAGTGGGCCAAGACCTTGGAGCGCGGCAAGACTCCACCAGAACTATCTGACCTCGCCCAATCCTACGACAACTTCACCAAGCGGTTTAAGGCGCTGGCACTTCTCTGGCCTTCGCGGTACTCGCGTGATGCCTACTCAGGCTCGTTCTCTGCGGCCACCAAGGGCGGCTACAGCCCGTCAGACTGGTGGACTGGGACGCAGATCAACCGGGGCGAATACTCGGATCTCCTTCGCAAGATCAAAGACCTGCCACGCTACAAGGATCTCCCCACCGACGAAGCGAAGCTGCGGCAGTTTCTGGTTGAACAAGGTGCCGAAGGGCTGGGCACCTCCACGGCGAACGACGAGCTACTGTCTGGCGCAGGCAACGCCTCTCTGCGCGGCATGTACCCTGGAGCCACGGCACCGGACACTGAGTCCCTTGTGGATCGCGGCAGGCGGGCTACGTGGAGGGAGTGGCTGAATCCGTTCTCAATCTCCACGGCGAGCGGCAACACCAACCCCATCTTGGAGGCTGGTGATCGGGCGGCACAGTTCACTGACTCTGGCAATCGTTACGGCTCATACCTGACGTTCATCCGCAAAGGCCACGCCCCCAACGAAGCGGCGAGGCTGGCCAACCTGACCCAGGTGGACTACCGCCCCGAGGCATTCACCGACTTTGAGCGGGATGTGATGAAGCGCGCGTTTCCCTTCTATTCATACACCAAGGGCATTACGCCGCTCATCGCAGACGAGCTTGTCAACAACCCTGCTGGCCTGACGGGCATGTCGATGCGTGCGTTGAACCGCGGCGGGCAAGCTACGGAACAGAACTTCACGCCGGAACACATGCGCAAGAAGGCGAGCATCCCGCTGCCTAATGAGTTTCCGCTCTTGGGCCTGCCAGCCGACTCGCCGCTTCGACGCTCGCTGTCGAACATCGACTTCTTCTACTCGGCCCCGGTCAACCTCATCACTCCCGGCACGGGCAACAGCCTACTGGACAAGCTGGGCAGCAGCGCAAAGAGCAGCTTGCTCAACGTCCTTGGTCAGAGCAACCCGCTGATCAAGGGTCCGCTGGAGATGCTGACCAATCGTCAGTTCTACTCTGGCCGCGAGATGTCAGACTTGTACTCCATGCTGGAGCAGCCCCTGTCTGGGTTCGGGCTTGGGCCGCTGGGCCGCGTGGCAGAGCAGGTCATCTCCAACGCCCCTGGCGGCTCGCGAGTGCTGGGCCTGACCCGTCAGCTGATGGACGACCGCATGCCATTGGCACAACGTCTACCCAAGGTGGGCTTCAACACCATGACGGGCTTCTCCCTTGAGGACATTGACGTTGAGCGGACCAAGCAGCAGGCGGCTAGGCAGATGCTCAACAAGATGCTGGAGTCCACCCCGGGCGTACGCACGTACGAAAACGTCACAGTGCCAGAGGATGTCCTGCGGACGATGCCCGAGGAGCAGCGCAAGATGTACCTGCTCTACAAGATCGTCCAGTCCGAAGCCGCCAAGCGGGCACGGGACAAGAAGAAAGCTGAGTTGGCACTGGACCCCCTCCAAGTTCTAGGGGTTACCAACCAGTTCTAGGCTGGGAACCGCCCGCTTCAGATCCGACAGAATCACGGGATCTAGGTAGTGCCGTTTCATACCCGGGGTCAAATGACCCAGGTGTCCAGTGGCGTCCATTCCCGCTAATTGGGCGTAAGTTGCACTGCTTCTACGCAGGTATTTGCCTGACCCTGTCAGGCCCGCGCGCTTGACCAGTGAGCGCATGGCCACTATGATCCGGCTCCTTCCGACCAGTCCGCCGAAAATCTTCGGGCCGCGACGGGGCAGGGAGCGAATGGATTCCAAGGCATTCCCGTCAAGGACGACGACATGTTGCTGGCGAGTTTTCTGCAGAACCGTAGCCAAGCGATCCCCGCGAAGGGAATCGTAGGTAATGGCCAGCAGATCCCCGAGCCGCAGACCGCTGCTGTAGCCCACAAGAATCCATGCGGGCAGCAGGATTCTGTGCGGGCAGTACAGCGTACCCCCCGGCATCTCAGAGGCCACCGCAAGCAGTGTTCTCATCTCGTCATGGGTCCACGCGCGGACCATCGGAAGCGTGTGCTTGACACGGCGGATCGGGCGTGTACAATCGTCCACCAACAGGCCGTCGCGCAGGGCGGCTCGTCGCAGGGTGGACAGCATCCGGCGATGGTTATGAACCGTGGAGGCGGCGAGATGATTCAGAGCATGAGTCAGGTACGCATCGATGTTGGCGACGGTCAAGTCGGCCACCCCCCAAGGGAGCCTCTTTGCCATCACAACGAGTTGCTCACGGTATCCGGGGCTAGCCCCCGACTGGAGGGCGTAAGCCTCCGCGAACTGCCGCACAGTCATGTTGTTATCGGAAATTTTGTGGATCTGGGTGAGGGGGGTGAGACTACCCCCTCCGTTGGAATCCACAAGCCCTCTGCTATACTCGGCTCGCATAGCGCACCCCTAGCTCAATTGGATAGAGTCGGTCGAAGCGGCCCCCCAAGTGGGTGGCTCTCCCGAATTCTAAGGGGGGCGGTCCTAGCTTTGCTAGTGGTCGTCATTTTTCTCCACGGCGTGGGCACTCTGCTCACCCTTCTCGCTCTCGGACAGTTGGGCCGAGCGGCGGTTTTGTTCCGCCGTTCTCTTCGGAGGGATTCTGTTCGCCGCACGGAGGCGGCTTCTTAACTAGGAGGTGTACGGATGAATACTTTGCCACGGAAGGTGATCGGCATGAGCAATGCCGACTACCACTCGCAGAACGATTTTCTCGGTCGGTCCTACCTGCACTCGGTTGCCAAGTACGGCGGCGAGGCTCAGCGGTGGATGGATCAAGGCTACTCCCTCTTTGGGGGGAACGCCGGAACCCGCACGGGCAGCAAGTTTGACACCATCGTCACGGCTGTCTGTGAGGGAAAGAAGTTGAGTGACGTTCTCGCCATCCCTCCCGCCGAGGTGCTGGCCAGCAACGGCCACCGCCGGGGGAAAGCCTACGACGAGTGGAAGTCGCAGGCCGAGGCCAAGGGGTTGATCGACTGCAACGCGGAAGAGGGATGGCAGCTGGAGGTGATGCTGACGCATCTCCTTGAGAACCCTGCCGCCAAGGCTCTGGTGGAGCAGACCACTGAGACTCAGGTGTCGGTGTTCTTTGAACTGAACGGCCACCGCTGCAAGGTGCGACCGGACGGCTGCACTCCAACGCTGTGGTGGGATCTGAAGACGACCTCGTCCACTTGGGACAAGGTCTACCGCAGTGCGATGGACTTCGGGTACGCGGAGCAGGAATGGCTGTACTGCCAGGGTGCCAAGGCTGTGGGCTTGCCGCACTTCCGCATGCCGTTCGTCTTCGTCCAGACGATGGCCCCGTACGGTGTCCACGTTTTCTATCTGCCAACGGAGATCGTTGAGGAGGCGGGCCTGCGTATGACCCGCGTGATGGAGGAGGTTCGCCTCCGACGGGAGACGGGCGTGTACGAATCGGCCGATGCCGGTGAGATCACGGAGCTTCAGTTTCCCCAGTGGGCGAAGCGTCAGGAGGAGGAGGTAATCACAGTATGACTGATAGCCATGACATTTTGGGACCGTCATCTTCGCCCGATACCAGCGCACTCACTGAGGCACTGGCAAAGGCACAGGCTGAGTACAAGCACGTTGAGTTGGATGCTGCGAACCCGCACTTCAAAAGCAGGTTCTCGTCCTACGCCACTTGCTGCGATTCGTTGCGTGGCCCGTTGACCAAGCACGGCTTGGCCTTGCCGGACTTCCGGCCGGGGCTGGTCGCTGGTCAGTGGGTGCTGGTTGGAACCCTGCGGCACAAGACTGGGCAATACATCACCGGCATCTCGCCGCTGGTGAACCCCAAAGGTGACATGCAGGGGTTCGGTGCGGCGATGACCTACGCCAAGCGGACGTTGTTGATGGCACTCACCGGAGGATTCTCTGGCGAGGCCGATGACGACGGCGACTCGGTGAAGGTGGAGTCCGCTCCGCAACGTGCCCCGCAGAAGCCGACCGCTACTGCGAGGAACCTGCAGTGGGAGCAGGAGTGGAAGAAGACCATCGCAGACGCGGAAGACCGTGGCACTGCGGTGAACGTGATGAAGACAGTGGAGTTGCGTCTTCGGGAGAAGGCGATTGCACGGGATGTGTACGACCGTTGCAAGGCTGAGTTTGTTCGATGCTGGGAAACCAAGGAGGTAGTGACCAATGGCTAGTTACAACAGGACGATTCTCATGGGCAACATCACTGCTGACCCCGACATCCGTCGCGTTGGCGAGAAGGATGTTGTGAAGTTCAGCGTGGCCGTGAACAACCCTTACCGCGAGGGCAAGGTCTTGTTCCTGGATTGCGAATACTGGAAGGGTGGCGCTGTCGTCAACTACCTCAACAAGGGCACCTCTGTCCTTGTTGAAGGGGAGTTGGATCAGCAGGTCTGGGAGCGTGACGGCCAGAAGCGATCCAAGATCGTCCTCAACGTCAATGGCATCCAGCTTGTTGGCGGGAAGAAGGACAGTGCCCGCGAAGAAGAGTTCATTTCAGAGTTCCGCTAGAAGGCGCGCTGCTCCGCGCCGCCTGGGGTTGAGGGCGGGAACCTCCGACCCGCCCTCCCCCGGGCTTCTTAATACACAAGGACGTTTCATGCTCAGACTGCGCGCCTACCAAACTGAAGTGATCGAATCGCTGCTGGACGCAATGCGCCGCGGTGTGAAGTCCACGCTCGTTGGCCTGTTCACTGGCGCGGGAAAGACGGTGATCTTCACGGCGCTCGCGGATCGGATCCCGGGCCGCACGCTGATCATCGCCCCCATGCGTGAGCTTGTCTGGCAGGCCGCTGACAAGGTGCGTCAGGTCACAGACTCTGACCCCGACATTGAGATGGCCGACTTCGTCGCGGAGCGTGACTACTGGCCAGCCAAGGTGGTGGTCGCATCGAAGCAGACGCTGCTGTCATCACGCCAAGGCGAGAAGAGATACAAGCGATTCAACGGGTTCTCGCTCGTCATTGTGGACGAAGCACACATGCAGTGCAGCGAGCCGGTCATTGAGATGTTGGAGTTCTTCCAGCAACAGGGAGCAATGGTTGCTGGGTTCACGGCTACGCCATTTCGGATGGATGGCAAGCCAATGCTAAGGAGTAACGCATGCAGTTCTACGAAGAGTCAGTCTGTAACTACGACCTCCAGTGGGCCATCGCCAACGGATGGTCAGTTCCCCCTGTTTGCAAGCTGAGCAAGGTTGAGTCACTGGATCTGAGCAAGGTCAACATTGTCGGCGGCGACTTCAACCAGACGAAGCTCGCCGCGGAACTGAACAAGGAAGCCAATCTGCACCGCGCCTGCATGATCACCGCCGAGGAGATGATGGGACAGACCGTCCTGTTCACAGGCAGTGTGTTCGCAGCCAAGGGTGCGACTGAGTACCTGACCAGGAACTACGGAATCCCAGCCGTCTGTGTCTGGGGCACCATGCCCGATGAGGAGCGAGCCGATGCACTTGCAGCCTTTAAGTCCCGACAAGCCAGAGTCCTTGTCAACTGCCAAGTCGTCGCCGTGGGATTCGATTACCCACCGACCGCAACCCTCATCCTTGCCCGACCAACCCGCTCCCGATCCTTCTGGCTGCAGTGCGTTGGCCGAGCCACTCGCCCTCTTCCCGGTGTCGTTGACGGCGAAGACTTGCACACGCCTGCCGACCGGATATCTGCAATCGCGCGTTCAGACAAACCTCATTTCAAAATTGTTGATTGCACTGCAGGAACGCTGGATCACACAGTCATCACAGCCGTGGACATGTTCTGCACCTCCGACGACGAGGAAGTCAAAGAGCAAGTCCGTAAAGCAGCGGCGCAGTCTCCACTCACGCAGAAAGAGATAGACGACCTCGCTGCTGCCGAGGCGGCGAAGAAGGCTGAGAAGATTGCCAACGCCAAGCTGATCGAAGAGATGCGCCGTAACACGCACGGCCGCGGCGAGGGCCGGATCCACGGGCAGGACGTTGACATTACATGGAGAGGTGCCCGATCAGTTGGCACTTACAACAACCCGCTGAAGGGTAAGTACGCCGGGTTCAAACTGAGCGAGCTGCCCGATCACTACGTTCAGTGGGCTGCTCACAACGACAAGCTCAACGGCTGGATCAAGTCAATGTTTCGCAAGGAATTAGGGAGACGCCATGGACGAACAGAAAGATTTGTTAGTTGACGAGACGGTATCGGAGATTCTCTGGAGGTTCGATGTCCCGCATGCGTTCCCACCGGCGCATGCGTTTACACAAGGAGGTTCGGATGAACATCGTAAAGTTAGTTTCTGGCGGCGACTGTGGTCTTGGCTCAACGCACCCATTGGCTTTCGCAGGCCAGCTGTGGCACCGCGTGATCATCAACCATGAGCAGGTGACACGGGTGGCCAAGCAGTTGGGCCTGTGTCCCGAGGTCTGCCGCGGTGTGCTGCGGATGCTGAAGGCTGTCGGCAAGGTGCCCAGCCGTGAGCGTCTCGCTGTCATCTGCCAGTTGGATCCCGGCTACGACGACGCCGATGTTGGTGAGGTGTTCGGGGAGAGCGCGGAATGGTCGGCCAGCGTGCGCCGCCACACCGCGTTGATCCGCGAGGCCGAGCCGATTGCCGCCAACCTGGAGTGGTACGACGACGGTCTGAAGCCGTTCGATCCCACGCCAGACGAGATCCTGCAGCGGGCCTTGGAGGTTCGCAGCAATCGGGGGCTGGAAAGGAAACCTTCCCCCGGCATCAGAGCTTTCGCATGGAGGCCGCGTGGCGCATCGTTCATTCAAATCCGCGTTGACTAATGGCCACCGAGCCGAGCGGGCGTGGGTCGATGACCTGCGCTCCGCTGGCCGGTCGGCGGCTCATGGTCGCAAGCTGGTGATCACGGGTCACAACAAGAACAAGGATCACTGCGAGACACCAGACGCAGTGGTGCTGCTGAGCCTGGAGATCAAGGAGCGGTCCATCTCGTTCACCTGTCCAGAGGACTACCCCTATGACACGGTGTTCGTTGATGACCTGCACGGGATGGCACGGGAGAACCTACGGCACTTTGCCTACATCTATAAGTCGAAGCCAACCGGCAAATGGGTGTGGCTGTCGGCGCTAGATAGGGATGAGACATGGACTGAGAAGGTTGTGTTCGACCGGGGCCGCGGGCATGAGGTGCCCACCCTCGTCGCACCAAAAAGTCATTTGCGCGCCGCGGAGGAACTTGTCACACTTTTGTACCCACATCAATTACTGGAGATGGTTGACGGTGACACAGGAATCTTTATCCAAGGAGGAGGAGACAGTGAAACAATTGATAAGTCGGATCCGGCAGCTAGAGGCAGAGGTCGCAAGGCTCCAAGCAAAACTGATCGGAATGTGGGGTGAGGCATGAGTATGCTGCCGTCCTACAGGATCGACTACAAGACGCTCTATGAACGTGAGCGGGAGCTATCGAACGCGCTCTTGGACTATCGCCAGCGTTGGCTGGTTGAAGAATCTAAACAGTGGATGCCTGTCAGTTCCGGCATACTCCCAGATAGATGCGGTGCGGTTCTGGTGTACGGGAGGGAGTTAGACCTGGACGGCGCACCTTCTGTCACTGGATGCGACGGGTGCGGGGGCTTCATTGAGTCAGCTGATTGGATCCCAGAGGGGCAGCAGTTTCTGGTTGCAGGTTTTGACCACACGGAATTTGTCACGCACTGGCGTCCGCTGCCAGCTGCACCAAATGTTAAGAGCAAGAAAGGTGGTGAGGCATGAGCTTTCTCCCAATGTTCTCCCGGCCGCAGCGGCTGTACGAAAACATCCTCTCGTTCCGCACGCTGCACACCAACATCCGCACATGGGTGGAGCGTGATAAGAGCGGGCCGATTGACCAAGAAGACTACGTGGAGATCAACGCCTACGTGCAGACCAACCGGCAGGTGATTGATAGCCAAGCGATGATCGACACGGCAGAGATGATGACCAAAGACTTCCCTCGCATCGTCGCGGTTGAGGTGATGAACGGTAGTCGTACTAATGGTGTTATTATTTACCCGAGGTGGACATGACAACGATTATTGAACTGAACATGTTTGATCTGGATGTGGTGATTGGCGCGTTGGAGATGCTCGCTGAGTACAACGAAGACAACGCCAGCGTCAACGAAGACGAAGGCGACGACGATGTGGCGAACGACTTGCGTGAAGAAGAAAGAGAAACTCGCCGCATTATCGGATACCTGCAGACACTTGCTCAGAACCGCTTGGCATCCAGTCGCCCGAGCTTTTCCGACAACTGACATGACCCTACCCAACGAACGCACTCGCAGCGTCCTGTGTGCCCAGCGGTTCCTGCTACGGCTCGCCACCCCATACGGCGGCGGGCTGAAGCGGATACCCAAGGATGTCAGGGCCGAGGCGAGGCGGCTGTTGCGTCATTACCCAAGCTGGTTGGACTTCACATTCCCTGGGCAGTTCGATCCCGACGCTGCCCGGGACTTTGCCAAACGGGAGGCGTCTCCCGAATAGTACGACCAACACGGTGTTGGTCATGGATGGTTCGTAACGAAAGGATTCGTATGCGTTACTTTGTGCTTCTTGCCCTGCTCCTGACTGCCGCTACCGCCCACGCTGACAGCAGCTACCGGACGCGGACGGTCACCGTCTACCGCTCCGCGCAGGACGATGCCAACGAGATGGCTCGCACTGGCATCCTCCGACACCGGGGTGGCCAGGGATACGAAGGGATCGGTTTCTCCACCGTCAGCGGGGACGCCGCTTGCCGAGCCTCATGCTACTGGGGCCAGCGGAAGGTGAAGGAAGTCGCCGTGTCCCGCGGTGCCCGCGGCTGGTTCGCCTGCGTCCGCTACTGGTAATGCCTCCCGGTTTTGCTGGGTTCCGGTCTACCAAAAACCCTGCCTCCAACACACAGGAACAGCCATGACCAAGCGAGACAAGCAGGCGAGCGAGTACGCCGCCGAATCATATGGGAAAACATATCGAAAACGATGTGTTTCGCATATGAGTTGGGCGTTCACCGACGAGGAGCGGGAGGCGATTGGGGCGGCAGCGATGAGCTTGGACGGAACGCATTCATTGGATTACGTGAAGCGAGCAAGGCAAGCCTCCACGCTCCGCAAACTGCTGGAGAGAACAAAATGACCGAACGCCAGATGCACACGCTGTTCTACTTGGGCTGCGCCGCCATGCTGGCCTATGTCCTACGGGAGAGACTGGCATGAGCGACATCGTTGACCGGCTGCTAGAAGCCTCACACTTCGCATTAATGGACGCTGCCAGACCGCTGGTGATGGAAGCGGCTGTTGAGATCCAACGACTTCGCGCCCAGCAGTCTGTTGATGGTGAGTCCATTGGCGTATTGGTGGGCGAGTGCCAAGCCATGCTGGGGCGTGCCATTGACGGCCAGGAGTGGTCAGAACAATCCGCCGCACTGCTTTGGAAAATCCAGGTTCAATCGAATATCATCGCCCGACTGAAGGCCGCATTGGAGAAGCGATGAGCGGGACACTAATCATAATGACTGGGGTCATTTACTTGTACGTGTCCTTTGAACAGGGGCTTCACGGAAACGTAGGCATGGCAATCACTTACGCTGCCTACGCCGCTGCCAATGTTGGACTCTGGATGATGGCTAGTAAATAACTCCGCACACACATAGCCCCTGGAT